TCTAAGAGTGCGCCTGCCAAGGTGGCAGGACTTTTGTGTGCTTCCGGCACCTGTGCGCCGGTATCCCTTGCGTAAGGAGGCGGGGTCTGCACCTGGAAAAGGTAGCTACATTCCTGCTTCAGATTCTGCAGGGCTTCTGCCAGGGCAGCGGGTTGATTTTCGCTGGCTTTGAGAGCATCGATATCCAAAAGGGCTGTGATGGCCTTGGCATTGCGGCCGTTGACGGACAGAATGGCGTTTTCCAAATTGTGGCTGAAAATCAAATCAGACATTTCCCGTCTGTGGGTCTCCACCTGCTGGTCAAACTGCTGCTTCAGTCCGTCATAGTCGGCATAATGGGCCTTGACGGCCTCAATATCCTTGCCGTTTTCTGCCATAATGGCATCGATGATCTCTTTGGGCAGAGGGGTGTCCCCCACTTGCAAACCTTGCAAAAATTCTCGTTTCATAGTGTTCTCCTTTCGTTTATGCTTTTTACGGGGTTGCTTCCCGAACGGTTTGGCCTTTTACGCCGGCCGTGGCGAATATAAAAACACCTCCATAGCGGGTCATTCCGAGGAGCGAAGCGACGTAGGAATCCCCCTCTTAAGAAGGAGATTGCCACGCCAGTTTGCGAACTGGCTCGTAATGACCGTTTGCTGGGGGTGCTTTTTACGAATTGGGCATATATTTTTCCCGGATGGTTTTTTCGTCCTCGCCGGCTAAACCAAAGCGCCAGGCCAGGGCCACCTCCGGCTTGAGGATTCCCTGCTCCACCATCTGCATATAATCGGCCCAGGTCTTATCCCGGTCGTAGAGATTGCCATTGCCGAAATCGAAGCGGATCTGCTCGGCGGTCTTGGGAGCAAAGCCGTAAAGCTCCGCCAAAACGCGGCACAGTTCCATCGTCTTTTCCACGGCCACCTTCCACATCTGCTGAAAATCCAGCACCGTCAAGGCAAATTCCATAGTACTGGCCGCAATTTCCGTGGCGGTTCGCTCTGTCTGGGTGGCATCGGAGAGCATACCCCGCTTCAGACCCAAAAGGCTTTCCACATTGCGGAAGTACTCCTGTTTCCGGGCCAAATAAGATTCCTCCCGGAGATTGGGTGAGAAGATAGTCAGACCCACCCGCTCCGGGTCATCGTCCAGACCCACAAACAGGTGATCCTGCAAGCCCAATTCTCTGTCCAACAGATCTTTGGAGGCGATGATCCGGCTCTCACCCCGGGAGAATTCTCCGTTCATCTGGGCCTCGTTTTGGTCGATGTTCCGAATCAGGCCCTCCGCGGCGGCATACACCGCCACGCCGTCCTCAGAGCCGTCCACGCAGTTGAGCATAGGCAGCTTCATTTCCGTCAAGCCCACAGATTCAACCGGCTTTTCATAGCAATAGCGCTCTGCTAAATTTTGGTAGGCAGGCACATTTTTTAGCGGCACCTCGGCCCCCAGCTGGCGGGAATCCCGGCTGCGGAACAGTCGGTTAGTGATGGTCAGATAACCGTCCTTATCCACCGTTCTGCGCTCCAACAGCGTATAGTAGCTTCCGCTGTCCACGCTTTTTTCCACCAAGCCGATGTCCGTGGGGGTGCCGCTACCGTCCCGGCCGAAGATCAGCACCCGATTCCGAGGCACCAGGGTAAAGGAAAACCCTGCCTTTCCGGGGCAGGGTTTGAGATAGGTGGCGCCGCCCACCAATGCCAGCTGCATGGCAAGGCGCTTTTTGGTGTCCAGCTCCCCCACGATCTGCTGAGCAAAGGGAGTGTCTGCCGTGGCCCGGTACTCACCGAACACCGCTTTCACCAGCTTGTTGACAATGGTATAGGGGATGCGCTGGCAAGGGTCAGTAGCCTGACTGTTTTCGGCATTGTAGTACATGGCAAACCACCGCTCGATGGCCTTGCGCATAGCAGGACTGGTCTTGTCCCACTGGCCGAAAGCCTTTTCATAATCGTAAATACTCATCGCTTTCCTCCCTCCCGTCTGGCGGTCCGCAGACCCAACCGCACACCGTCAATGTATGCCTGCAGCTGATCAATTTTCACCTGCAAAGCCCGGTTTTCTTTTCGCAGCTGCCGGTTCTCCCAAAGGACCGTTTCCTTTGCCCACATGGGCAAAAAGTGATTCAGCAGCCATTTTTTCATGTTCGTTCCTCCTGTTTCATCGTAATTCCTTGTTTCTCCGCAAAACCGTCGTGCAGAAATAGCGGATGTCATCCATTGCGTGGTCATTTTCCTTGCACACCCGGTCAGTTTCGCCGTTCTCCTCCCAGCGGTAGAGGGAGAATTCCCGGATACTGTCAGCGCAGCTCGGCATAAACTGCAAGATGCCTTGGCGCAGCAGTTCGGCGACCATTCGGATACCCGGCAGCACCTCGTTTCTGGCCTTACGTACAGAAAAGATGCCGTGCGCACGAATGGTAGCAATAAAGGATGCCGCCGATGGGTCAACCACCACCAGCTCCACCGGCAATCCCCCGGCCAATTTCACCAGCTCTGCGTGGTACTCCTCGTCGGTATACATCCGCCCGGTCTCCCGGCCGCTGTGGTAATACTCCCGCAGCCGCACCGCTCTGCCCTCGCCCACGCACCAAAGACCGGCCGAAAAGGGATTCTGTGTGCCGTAGTCCACGGAGATGTAATACCTGCCTCCCTTGGGTGGGGTTTGGGTGATGTGCTTTTCCGGACGGAAATCATAGACCAGGCCCTCTGCCATACACCACTGTCCCAAAATGTACCGCCGGTAAAAAGCGCCGGTGTACATAGCCTCGTACCGCTGCCGGATATGAGGGTCAAGGCTTGGATTGTCTTCCATGGTAAAGTGCAGGTGCAGCAACCGTTTTTCCTTTGCCTTTTGGATCCACTCCTTGTAGAGCCAATGCTCCGGTCCTTCGGGATTGCAGTTAAACCACAGCTTAGAGCCGCTCACCGAACACCGGGCGCAGGCCTGCTCCACAAAGGAGCGGGGCATCAGCGCTGCCTCGTCCAGCAGAACACCGGCCAGGGTGATGCCTTGGATCAGCTTGTAGGCACTTTCGTCCTGACCGCCGAAGAGGTAATAGGTGTTCTTTTTGCCGTCCCGCCGTACCACCAGCTTGTTTTCGCTGCGTTTTTCGGTGATTTGCAGGGTATCACCCAACCAGGTTGGGAGATTTCCCACAATATTCCGCTGCAGCGCACCGATCGTCCTGCCGCACAGGCCGAAGGTGCAGCCGTTAAAATTGGCCATGCTCCACAGGAAAAACCCCGTCACCATACTGATGGTCTTGCCGGAACGGATGGCGCCGTCACAGATGATGCCCTCCATTTCCCCCAGGCGTGGGCGATTCCACCAGGTCATGGCCAGCAGCTGCCGCTTACTGAAGTTCTGATACATCAAGCGTATCCACCTCCTGTCGCGTAGCCTGCAAAATTGCCTCCAGTAGATTGTTCTCCTCTTTTGTTTCCTGACTCTCCTTCCCCTCAAACAGGCCGAAATGCTTGCCCAGCAGCTCCAGAGCCTTCATCTTATCGTAAAACTTCACCTTCAGACCGGTGCTGCTTTTTTCCACCGATGCAATGGCTGCCCGCTGCAAGGGTTTCAGCTCTTTCTTCAGGTTTCCCTCGCAGTCCATATAATCCGGCGCCCGGGCAAAGGCAATGGCCGCCAGCTCTTGCAAGACCCGCTGGGGGGATACTTTCCTGCCCACACATCTCCTCCTTTCAGCAAAGCCAGATACCTGTCTTGCCTCCCTCACTGAGGGAGGTGGCACGGCACAGCCGTGACGGAGAGAGTGTCGCATTATACGACAAGGCACTCCCCCAGTCTTTTTGCTGCGCAAAAATCCAGCCCCCTCAAGGAGGGGGCCAAGATCGGGCGTCCGTAGTTGTTTTGCTTGTTTTCTACTTTTGGCTTTATCAGTGTATCACGGCATTATGGAAAAATCTTCCCAACCTTTTCGCAAGCAAAAAACAAAAAAGATACACTTTTTATCCATAAAAGTGTATCTTTTTTTGTTTTTTTCTTTGTTTTGCGAATAATATTCTTGTTCTGTTTACAGTTTGTTCACACTCTTTGTGGCGATGACATCTACA